AAGGTAGCGCGCTTGATCTCCAGCACAGAGGGATGCAGCGGGTATGTGTCCTGGCCAACGATGATGGACAGCGCACACACGATGCTGGTGCTGCGATCTTCGATCAGCTTGGCGCGCTCGCAAGCCTCCTGCACTGCCTCGTTGAGAAAGCCGACGATCTCCTCCGATGCCCAGAATGGCGGGTCGGCCTGGTCCAAGCATGCGGTCCTGAACGCGGTGATGAAATCGCCGACGTTCATTGCTTCAGCCTTGCTCGGAGATGGAGGCGAACGCTGCGTCAGCCTCGGCGCGAGTCACTTCGAAGTTCGCTTTGGCTTTGAGCTTCATCAGGTTGGGCTTGCCATCGGCGGTGAAGTTGGCCTTGTCGCCTTCAGCGATCATCACCTCCTGCAGCTCCAACTGGCGGTTGTAAATCTGCGTGCGCACCTCGGCCGTGCCGCCATCTACCAGCACCGCCCCACGGGCAATGGCCTGGCGGTGGAACATGGTGGGCACCTCGGTGCCTGCTTCGTCGGCAGCTATCACGAGGGTATGACCGCTGGTCAGCGCAACATGCAAATCAAGTTCAGTGGGGGAGCGGAATTTCATGATTGTTTCCTGAGAAAAGGCCCGTCGGCACCAGGCCAACGGGCGAAAGGGCGAGTGAACGCCCGACCACTGAGAAGACTCAGCCTTGAGTGAAAGCCGAGCGGCCTTCAACGAAATACTCCACCGTCACGCGAGCCTGGCCAGCGGTAGCAGCCGCGCCGGTCTGGGCGAGTAGCGCATTGATCGCGCCTGCCACCTGGGTCTTGTAGCCAGTGACGGTCAGCTCGGTACGGCCAGCAGTTTTCAGATCGATGGGGGTAGCGGTGTAGCGGTCATCGTCACCTGCATCGCCCAACTTCAGGGTGGCAGTGGTTGCACTGTTCCAAGGGGTGATGACGGTCACATCGCCGCCAACGACGACAGCGCCGCCTGGCAGATCTATGGCGCCCTCGGCCGTGCCGTAGGCAGTGGGATCACCAAAGGCGATCAGCATGGTGGCCACAATCAGTTCCTGGCGGCCGGCAATTTTCTTGATGGACATGGTTTGCTCCGTGTTTCCAAATGAAGGTGAGCGAGGCCACGCGGCCCCGCTGTACTGGCATCAGCCCTTCAGGTAGTGGTCGATGGACAGCACGCCGAAGTCCTCAACGGACTTGTCGTAGATGGAATAGAACTCGGGCTTGAGCAGGCCCAGGATCTTGTCGATGTTCAGGCCCACCTTGTTGTCGTAGTCGAACAGCTTTTCGACCCAGTCGCCTGCGCCCAGGTCGGCCATGGCCAACGCTTGGGAACCGCACAGTAGCGTGCGGGTGCCGTTGACGTTGCCGCCTGCGCCCCACTTGGAGCCAGCCGCAGCGCCCAGGGTGCTGTACACCAAGTTGTGCTCATGGATCACGGCGCCGTCCACGGTCACG